AACGGGATAGGCTGCTGTTGACGGTAGACAACGAACGCCAGGCCAGGCTATCAGCCGAAGTCGAAGCAGCCCGGGCAGCTGGCCAGCTCGAAGCAATATGGCGCCGGCACTGGTGGCAAGTTTGGAGGCCGGAACGGCCTGAGGCGGGGTAAATGAATCACAAATTCTTGTTATTGATAATCATAATGATTGCTGGTGTTGGATGTGGTTCTGATGAGCCATGTTCAGTTCAGTCTAAAGATTTCTTGTTTGAAATAGGGCGTATTGAAAATCAGTCGCCAGGAATAACAAGTTCGGGAACAGTGGATCTATTTGAATTTGTTGACCAGGCGGAAGAACTGATTAAAGAAGCAAAGGACTTGAATTCCCCTCGGTGTGCAAGAGAATATCAAGATAGTCTTGTCACTTGGTACGAGTCCCTGGTCATCTTGGCAAAGGCTTCCATCACTAATGGTGAAGTATCCGTTGAATTCTTTACCGCTGAAAGAGAGGCAATTGAATCCATGAATGCTTATTTCGCTGCCAAGGGACGCTTTGAACGATCTCTCGATGAATAATTGTTAAGGTTCCTATCGCCGCAAGTTGCCCCTTGATGAGTTATGATAAGTTGCTTGATTTACAGGAGGTAAAATGGAAATTCTGCTGCTGCTCATACTAATAGTCTTGTCCATAATTGCTTTGCTTTCTGGATTCTTCAGCGGCGACATAAGTGATTTTATAGTAGCTGGTGTACTGGCTGTCTTTATTCGAATCGTTCAATCAAATAGTCAGCATAAAGAGATTAAACGTCTTCTGGGTGGAGAACCTCCTGAAAGACCTCCTGAAAGACCTTCTGAAAGCCCTCCAAGCTTACACGAATTGGGGCGAATGAAAAAAGATAAAGACGCACAGCGTTCTGATTCTTAGGATGGTATCCAAAGATGCCCGCGAATCCATCCTATCAATCCAGGTAGACGCTGCCCTATCAGGCCATGACTTAGGCCCATTTGAGCCGGTAGAGGTCTTAACTGGTGATATGAGGCTAGGTGCCGGAACTGCAATCAATCCGCCTGGGTTGGCGATTCTGGGCTGATGTATAGTTTGTTGGGGGAGAAGTGCTTTAAGAGTAAATCTTAATGAAGTATGATTGAAAGAAGCCAGTTACAACTTTCCTACTTGACAAATGAAATACCCGGCCTTAGTATGTAACCCTATAAATATGCCGGATCTGGTATATATTGGCGGCAGACCCTCAAGTGGATGAGGATAAGCTGCTCTTCGATTTGGATGGGGGCATTAAGACTCCGCCGTTGTCGACGGTAGCACGCAGAGCAACCGGTCAACTATTAAGAAAGTTGCAACAAGGCGAGACCCTTACCACACCTTATTCCAAGCGCATTAGAGTGATCGGCCTCAGATGCCATGAGCTTAGAATAAACGACAATAGAGTAACTTGGCGAGTAATATACCGTATTGACGCTGATGCAATTATCGTTGCTGCTGTATTTAAAAAGCAGACCCGGAAATTACCCAAGAAATTTATTGATTTAAGCAAGAGGCGCTTAAAATACTATGATGACAGCTTTAACTAGCACGTAGGTTCCGATTATGGATGGCAAAAAAGTAGAACAGTTGAGAAAAAGAGGAATAGTCCCCACAACCGTTGAGGATCTATTAGGCTTATCTCCTGAGGAGTTAGCCTTAATTAACCTCAAGCTTCACTTAGTAAAACTGGTTAAAGAAATGCGAAAAAAAGGAGGACTAACTCAAGCCGACCTGGCTAAACAGATAGGATCTAGTCAACCGCGTGTTGCAAAAATCGAGAATGGGGATCCCGCCGTGTCGCTAGATTTAATCTTTAGAGCCTTGCTCACCCTAAGAGTCCCAACACAAGAGATTGCTTTTGTTATAGACGATTTCCAACCATCTACCTATACAGGTCCTAGCACATACGAAGTTGTTATCGACAGCAAAACGAAGCGAAACGAAAAGAAAGGGGACGAAAGGATAGCAAAAGCGGTAAAAGCGCTTGAGGCTGCTATCACTGAAGATGCCCTAATTGACGCTTAGGATCTTTCTCCCGATCCCCCCAGCAGACGCTTTGTCAAGGGGCTGTTAATCCCCATTCCCCCGCTTCAATATCCGGTAGACAGTCATCGCCTGGAATGGCTTGCCCTGCCTGGTCCGCTTTCCTTCAGAATTAAGTATTTTCGATATACGGTCATAGCTGTTTCCGTTCTCGCGCATCAGCTGGATATAGTGGAACTGGTCCTTATAGGCCAATTTAGCTGCTGCTAAGTTGCTGGCCGCGCTTCGCTCCCTGGATAAATCCGTCAAGTTCTCAGGCGTCCCTAGCTTAACCCCTCGGGCCTTAGCAGCCGCCAGCGCCGCCTTGGTCCGCTTACTAATCATCTTGGCTTCGTACTGAGCCAAAGCCGCCATGATATGAATCGTTAGCTCATTGGCTTCAGGCATGTCTACGCAAACGAAACTAATGCCTGAATCCATCAGCGCAGAAGTGAAGGACACGGAGCGGCTTAGACGGTCCAGACGGGCGATTAGAAGCGTCGCCTGGCGTCGCTTGGACTCTTCTATAGCTTTATGCACTTCCGGCCGATATCGCTTATTTGTGCCTGTTTCAACTTCCGTATATTCAGCGATAATCTTCAAGCCCTTGGACCCGGCATATGCTTTGACGGCTGCCTTCTGAGCATCCATGCCGAGCCCGTTGCTGCCTTGCTTGACAGTTGATACCCGGTAGTAGGCTACGGCCTGGCCGGCGCCCCACGGCTTACGTGTTTTACGCTTACTCTTCCTTCGTGCCATCGTAACACCCCTTTAAGCTAATTTACTCGTTATAATAGCACATATTCAACGAACGGTCAATAGGTGTTATAGGAGTAAAGTGCATATTTCACTAAATGTCTGTCACGCATCTGGTACAGGTATTTACTAATAAAAGACTATGTACCAATTACGTGACAAGATGGGCAAAGGGGATAAAGAGTCAGGGGGATTAGGGCTGCTGAAGGCCGTTGTGGGAGCGTTACGGGATGGGGCGTGTGTTCGATATCGTAACGTTTTACTAGGCTGACCGCGCTAGTCCTTTCACCACATTGACCAAGAAGTTTTGGCTCCAGACCAGGCGATAGCTGTACTGAGGACGGTGTCATCATGAACTCCGGCCGGCGCTGAATACTTTACCAGGCCAGTGGAAGTCCGGCTTATCTCAAATGCTAACAGCTCGTTTATCAGTGTTTCATCCGGGATTATCTTCAGTTCTCCGCGCTCGAAGGCCAGGGAGAGGGCTTCAATTGCGGCCGTCTTGGTTGCGTTCGTTGTTATGAATGGCTGGATTGGCAGTCCTTCCCGCTGCAGCTGCTCCACCAGGGGTTCTCCCATAGAATTCCGTTCAGCGATGATAGTATCGGGTCTGAACCTATCGTAGAGGGCTTTTACTCGCCCGAGTTGGAAAACGTAATCAATCTGGTTGTACCGGTCGAGGTAGACTAGTTCGTTGGTGGTCAGGTCGATAATAGTCATCACAGTGAAATCGTTGGATTTCCCCCAATCAAGGCCCGCGATGTACTGGTGGCCATCTATGGGGCTATCTTGAGGTTTGGCCGTTGCGGCTGCTCGAATACCTCTAAATACTGTTCCATGGTCCTCGACGAATTCGGCAAGCACCTCTTGCCGGAACACCTTTTCAGGCATGGTGTGCCAGAGTCGTTCGATTTCCTCGAAGGGGATATCTGGATTCTCAAGGGGATGTGGATCACGTATCAGGCGGCCGTTGTCCACTTTGACGCCGAGTGTGGGAATCTGCCAGGCTATTGAATCGGGTGAATCTTTGGCAGCTAGATGTTCGCGCCAGAACCAGTTGCGGCCGGCGGGCGTTCCGACTATCCAGGCCCATCCGCCTGAATCAACGAGCATCGGTCGCAGGACTTCTATCCAAGCTTGTTCTTTGACGGTTCCGGCTTCGTCGATAGCGATTCCATTGGCAGACCAGCCTCGGGCATTATCTGGATTGTCGAGGGAGATGAATACTATGCGGCCGCCTGTTGGAAAGTCGGCGATCATCCGACTGAGGTTGAATTTAACTGTCCCGCCGGCTGCATGTTGGGTTTCTTCAAATCCGATTCGGGCCTGGCTGAATGTTGGCGCACACCACAGGTAAGTACCGCCCTCAAGGGCAGCGTCAACGAGGATGGACATTACGAGGGTAGTCTTCCGCCAACGGCGGGCCGCGCTCAAAACATTGAATCGCTTGGCTTGCTCCCTAACAGCTATCTGCCCTGGATGAGGGCGGGGCAGCTTAATCTGAGTCGTTTCGCCAGTCATCAACATAGATCACTTCAATGGTTTTATTGTTGACGTTCGCATCTATAACTTGGACTGGGCGGCCGATAATATAGTTAGCTAACCACTCGCGCGCTCGCCATTGGCCGCGCTTGGCTTGGTTGACTGCTGTGAGCACGATTTCGACCCAATCTTCATCGGTGACAGATTCGATAGTAAGGCGGTAGTATCGCTCTTCTTTTTTCATTGGTGCTCGGCCTGGCCCTGGCGGCTTGCCTTTGAGCCATCGGCCCTTTGCGTCTCGGGGTATCACTTGTTTCTCTGTCATTATGACCATCCTTTTGGGTAGCTGAGCAGCTCGAATAAAATCAAATACGGGGTATTTTCTTTGCCCTTTGCTTTGAGGCTATCAAAGGCCCAGGTCAGCCACTTATCGGACTGGTTCCAGGCAGACGTTTCTCGATTATCGGCCAGCCTTTTCCAGACGTTGGCCTCTAGCCTGGTTGTAGGTGGTGGTGTCTCGTAATCAGGAGTAGCCGCGGAGTCGTTGATTTTGTAAAAGTCGCTTTTCAGATGCCCTACTTCGTGAAGAAACACTTTAATCTCTTTCAGCCCTTCGAGGTCTGGGTCAAGGACAATTTCACCTTTTAGCCCTTTACGGTCAGCATGTCCTAATGACCCGGTCTTTTTGGCCCAGCTAATAGAGCTCGGCCGGCCGCTTAGACGTTCAGCGACGGCCTCAAAGGGAAGGATGAATCTGATTATTTTCCTGCTGTCCATCAGCCCCTCATAGCGTCGGCAACCGACCAGGCGTGCGAAGGAGGTAGGTCGCACGCCTGGCCACCGCTTTGGAGAAAATCACTATGAGTGCTCATTGATTAAATTGCTCAAATCTATCTGCGATCATCTGCCAAGTTTGCTTGGCCTGGTCCAGTTGCGAGCGGGCGGCCATGATGTTATTGATGCGCCCGAAATTGGGGCTGCCTGAGTTGTCAAGATAGCGGTGTCCTTGGTCGCTTATTGTTTGCTGTATCTCTGCCAAGTCCTTCTCTTTGGTAGCTAATATGCTTATTTGCCGGCTGATGTTGATTGCGATGGCCACAGCGAAACCATAGGCTTCATCGGCCACCTTGCGGGCGTTCTTGTCCACGATTTCGGCAAGGACTAACGCGGCCGCATCCTGATGCTTCTCAGCAAGTGATAGGTGTTCGATCATTAATTCGTGTTTTCGTTCCAGCTTTAGCAGTTCGTCGGTCAGCTTCTCAAAATTGCCGCCATTCAGGATAACCTTACTCATTTTGGCTTTCTTGGTTTCCACCAGCTCAGCGAATTCATCACACTGATCGCGGAAACCTGCGACCTGGTCGACTACCTTGGCGTATTTGCTCGTAGCTGTTTTCAGATTGGCCATTTATTGCGCTCCTATAAATAGTTGCTATTCCCTGGGAAATTTGCTCTAAGGTCATGTCCCGGATCATGGTTGGTATGCTATCGGGCTCTAGGTTCAGTAAGTCCAGATGGTGGCTGTATTTATCGCCGGTGAGATAGTCCCAGGCATCAATGTATTGGTCGGGTTCATTGGGATTAGTAGCGTCCTTCGAGGCTTGGGCGAGAATGGCGGCGAGCAACCCCCTCGGTCCATGCAGCCCCATGAATAGTCGGGGGGATATCTTAGCCATTGAGCAGTTCCTTATCCTTTGGGATATCTAGTCCTAACATGACGGCCGCCGCCTCGGGATTGACGCCGGCGCCCACATAAATAGAAAATGCCTGCGCCCGGCGTCGCTCATTCTCTTGGTCGATGGTCATGGCCTGCGGCTGTAGCTCAATCGAATAGCCAAAGGGAGTGAGAATATGGTGGTTAAACGCCTTCACGATATGCTTGGCCTGGGGGATGATGGTGTCTTCGTACCACTGCTCAGTAAGCCGTGTTAATGTGGCTCGGGACAGGCCACTAGCTACGCCAGTAATCAGAGGTTCGGGCGTGGTGAAGATTGCCGTGATGTTTCGGCGTTTGTCCGCATCTAGTTCGGGCAGCATTAAATCCTTCGGGTCGGAGCTCAGCTTTTGAACGGTTAGCGGGCCTCTAAGGACTTCCATGCTGTGGGATGAGTCTAAGCCCCTGAACAGGCGGGTTAAAAAGCTCTTCGTCCGCTGTCGTTCAGCCTCTGGAGGAAAGTTTTCTGACGTGACCAGGTGTTGGGCGATAGCGCCGCGCTCGAAGAAGTTAGCCGCCAGTTTATCGATGCTTCTCAATACAAGAGCTGGCCCTTTTGCTACTTCGGCCGGCGGTATACCGGGTCCGATCTCTTCTAACCCTTCCAGCCATACCCAGGCTAATCCATCCGGGCTTCGATCGGTTTCAGAGTCATACCTGTAATACTCTTTTGCGCCCCGCTTAAAGCCT